TTTGTAGAAGTTAAAACATCTTGTCTTGATGCCGAAAATTCCCACATGGATCCAGTTATTAAAGCATCAGTTGTAGCTGAAGGGATTTGGGAGGTTTCAAAAGTAGCTCCAGATAAAATAGTTCCACTGGTAGGACCAAAATTACTTAAATCCACTAATACTTTATAAACATGTCCAGCAACTAATTCATTACTTAATACTGTTCCTGAAATATCAAAAGTGTACTCTGCTGGGGCATGGCCAGAACCAAAATGACTTCGATTATCCTGTACTATTAATTCCCCAGTTGTAGTATTTTCTATTCTAATATCCATTAATCCTCCTGCCGTACCCGGTGCTGATAATACTAATTGAGCTCTAAATATTAAATCTACTCCACTTTCTACAGTAGCTGATTGTACTGTGTAGGTTCCAGTACTATTATTATAACTATTTACAAAATCAAATAATTCTGTTGTGCATATTAAAGTATTACTAGCACCTGCTGTTGCTGTTTGAGATGAATTTCTAATAGAAGAATTTCTTACATCAGTTACTGGTATTAATGAGCTAGTTTCTAGAGTAATACTAGAAGAAAAAGGAGAATTTGGAATTTGAGAATATAAAATAGGTTCAACCCTATATCCTCCTTTTAATATTTCTTTATTTCCATTTAATACTTGCATCCCTGAACCAGCAGCAGGGTCTATTAAAGATACCTCAATATTTTTTCCTTTGGTAAAATTATCTTGTACATCTTTTATAGTTGTAGGAGATAAATTAGGGGAGATCGCATCTCCATTTTCATTTATTAAATACTTAATATGAGCTGCTACTTTATTATTTAATTCAGGTGTTGTACCTCCAATCCAATCACAATATGCTACTAAAGATTGGTTTAGTGTTACTGAAGGAGTTTGTCCATAGGTTCCTTCATTAATTAAATTATCAAAATCATCTTTCCCAGCTAAAGGATCATATAAATTTACATCACTAGATTGATTTTTAGATCCATTATATTTTATATTAATGCTAGATAAAGCTGTATAATAAGATTCGGGAACAGTTCCTCTTGTTGCAGATCCACTTATAATAGCAGCATTATTAATAGGAATAATAATCCCATCCCCATAATCTATATCTTGTAAAAATGGGTTAGTAACAGGTTGAGAAACATTTCCATATGTTACATCACAATCAGTTCCATAAAAAGGAGAAGTTAAATATGGTTCTACTACTAATTCTTTAGCTGAACCTGTGGGTTCTGAAGTTATTTGGAATGAATGTAATGAAGCAGTAAATGATGAGGCATTTCGAAGGACTGCATTATTAAATCCCATAAGATTTAAATATAAAAGATCATTAAATTCTACTGAGCTTGTAGCCGAAAAATTAAATTGTCCACTTCCATTAGTAATGCTAGCTCCTGCTTGCTTTATAAAAATGCTTTGAGTTATAATTGTTATATTGATATCTTGTATAAAGTTTGATGATGGTTGAGGATTAGAAGCTTTTAGTAATTGTATTGAAGCCGATACACTAGATCCACCAGCACCTACATTAAGACCTTCAATACTGCCCGTAATATTAAATAATAAAGATTTTTGAGGTACCGTTTTAATTTGAAAAGCTGTAAGAGATTTATTTGCACTATTTTTTATTCCTGTAGAAATAGGGATAAAAAAATTATTTATATCTATAGATGCACTAAATTGTAATGGTATTCCTGCGGTACTTGCTGACATTTGTTATGGGAATTTAAAATTTGTAACTGTTCCTACTATATTATAATTAGGTGAGTGTTTATCTTCCTCAGCTATATCTAATCTATTAGGTGCTGTAACATAATATAAATAGTAATCATTAGTCCTAGTTCTATTATTAATAACATAGGTATTAGAACTTGATCCTGAAGGTAGAGTAATATTAGATAATGATTCTAATGTATTTGTTAAATCATTACCATTTCCATCTATTCTTGCTACTTTAATATATTGTATACTTCCTGCCATTTTATATAAATATTTTACCCACTTGGATTTGGTGCTGGTAAAGGACCACTGGTAGCATCATCTTGAAACCATGTTTGTATAAATCCTTGTAAAGGTAAGTTTTGTGTATTAATAAAATCATTAAAATTATCATCAGTTGAATTATACGATCTTATTCCATAATTACCACCTCTAGGATTAATAAATTTAAATTGTGCGCAATCTTCATTTAATTCCCCATTAGATACTACTAAAGTAGAGCCACTTAATTCACCATTATAAAATTCATCTTGCGATCTATGTGTTCTAGTTACGGGTCCATTTAATGAAGGTGTAGTAATTGTATAACTTTGTGTAACATTAAATTGAGGAGTAGTGTCATAATAATAGTCTTCTTGAGTGACTAGAGCTTGAGATGAAGATTGGAAATTTGTAGATGCTCCTACTGATGCTGTATAAAAAGTAAATTGGTATGCTCCTGCTCCCTGAGAACTTACAGTATAACCACTAGCTAAAGTTAAATTATTTAATAATAAATCTATATTAGCAACTCGAGCTCTCCTAGCATTATTTGTTCCCGAACCTGAATTAAAAGGATTTAAAATTTGAATTTCTTCACCTGATAAATCCATCCAAAGATTTGGATTTCCATCATATGAAGCACTTATAAATCTTTCAAAATATTCTAAACTTGGAGCTGTTGTTGAAACAACACCACTTCCAAAACTTATAGTTGTACCATCTTCATCTGGGGGTGTAATAGCCTGAACATTAGCTGAAAAATTAAATGTTGTAGTTTCAATAGAACTAGTAGCATTTAAATTATAATTAATATTAAAAGGATTAAACATACCTGCTGCTCCACCATTAAAGCTTTCTATTAAAGATGAAGACATTATAGATCCCGACATTGATTCAACCCATATCTGTTTAGATTGAATAGAACCCGTTAATAATATTTCTTCTTTATTTACTTGAGGTTGAGGGTATTTATTTCTTTCTAATAAATGTTGTTTTACTACTAAACCTGATGCTAAGCTTGTTCTTGCAGGAATAAAATCCTTAATCATTTTAAATAATGAATTATCAAAAAATTTTATTAGTCTAACAAAATCTACTAGATCATATTGTTTAATATATTTTTTAAAGTATTCTTTACTTAAATCATTTAAATCAGGATAAATTTGGGCAGATGAAGACCTTTGTCTTGGATCACCTATATAATCACCAATATTAAAATGACCCATTTGAGATATAATATCATCATTAATTTGGTTTTGGGGTGAAAATGCTACCTCTAAATAGTTTATATTGTCTGTATATGAAGCACTTGCTTCAGTAGTTTGAGATAATCTACGAATAGGAGATAACACACTACCTGAAGGTAGAGTATCACTTTCTGATCTAATTTTATCTGTTATTCTATTTTTTATACCTACTGCTGGTTGGTCTAAAAAGAATGTTTCGATATTAGTTTCATATGTTCCTAAAGGGTAGGCCCTAGTATTAGATAGATAAAAATTATTATTAAAATTTCTAAAAGATGAAGTAATAGCCCAAGATCCCGTTACTTTAGGATGGATTGATATATTTGGGGGTGTTGTATCTAATTCACTTCCTAAATCTGCTCTAAATATTAATTGATCAGGTGCACTATTAATTCCATTACCTTCAATAGATAAAGGATTCATTACATAATCTTTAAATACACTTTCACTTATTTGGGTAGTATAATATCTTATTTCTTGTAATGATCCTGAAAAACCCTTATACTGAGAATAATTTAATGAAGCTGAAGCAAATGTTGAAGTAGTTCCCTCATTCCAAGCTTCTATACCTCCTCCTGTAATAGATGATGAAGAATAATATCCAATAGAGGTTCCATCATTCCCATTATATATTTTATTACCTGAAAATAAAGAATAATTTCCAGTTTGATCTGCTGTAACCATAACTGACCACCAATCCCCATTATAAAAAGGTAATGATATACTAGCACTTATATTAGGAGCATCATTTTGAGGAATAAACCTTAAATTAGCATATTGGTAAGAAGATGAGGGAATTGAGCCAGCATAAGACTCACTAATTAAACCCGAACCACTGTAATCTAAAAGAAGTTCTCCTGTTAAACCAGATCCCTGTACTTGCCACAAAGATTGAGATAAGCTAGTAGGTGGAAATTCCTCTGATTTAAATCTTAATTGTACTGTTGAAGGTCTACCATCCTCACCTACCCAAGCACTATCTATCTGCCAAGATGAGGAAACAAAATTTGTGTTAGGTCCTACTCCTAAAGCATAATTAAAATTATTAAAATACAAATCATAATCATTAGCATTTACTTGATCTTTTCCACCAAATTCAGATATTCTAAGTATAGTATCAGGTATACCGTATGAGGTTATTAATGCTCGTAACCCAGTAAGAGTTCCTTTTGATTTTAACAGATATGGAATGTTATGATATATTCTTTTATATAAAGATTTATTAGTATCATCCATTGATATTACATCATTTGATGCTGATATTAATGTATCTACAAATTCAAATCCTGTAGGAGCAGGTAATGATCCTGTTATTTCTGGGAAAGGGAATAAGCTACCATTAGGAGTTAATCCTAAGAATGCTGTATATAATTCTTTATTAGAAAAATTATTTTGATATAATTTAACACCAAAATCTCTAATAGCATCTGCTACTAAATCTTTAGATACTCCAAAATCTAATCTATTATCTGCATTATATTTTTGAGTAATATCTTTAGTGTATAACCAAACATTATCATAATACTGTGCAACCATATCAACAAATAAATCATATTGTTGATTTGCAGGATCTTCTCTTAAATATTCAGGGATAGATTTTTTAAGTTCATTAGGATTAGCATTATCAAAATTAGATGCTGATAGTAATTGTCCTCCAAAATTTGAATTGGATTCATCTATACTACCTAGCCAAGTTAATACTTGAGAACTAGTAGTAGGTAATAAAGTATAAGGAGGTTCTAAGTTTGATTTAGGATATGAAATAGCAGAACCACTACTATAATACATAAAATATTCAAATTTATCAAAATTTGTTATGACATTTGAAATTTTATTTTGAAATATTACTTGGCTTGTAGATGAACCTGTTACTTCTAATAGGTTATTAGATTGGGAAGTATAAGATTCAATTAAACCTACCTTATAATAAAAATTTTCTATACGAGTTTGAGCCGAACTAAAATTAATAAAATCAAAAAAATTATTATAATCTACACTAATATTAATAGCTGATTGGGATAATAAACTATCTATTTGGTTTTGAGAACCTGTAGATGCCCCCATGATTATATCATTATAAGATAAATTTTGGGAAGAATTATTAACTTCATTTTTTACGGGAATAGAAAAATTTGGACCTGAAATTTGTGTAAAATCATTAAAAGGAATGGATTCTATTGGATATGTTACTTGAAAAGCTTCGGGCTCATTTAATGTAGTAACTATCCAAAGTTCGGATTTTATATTAAAATTAAATGGTAAGGGTTTATATAATTTTATTAATATTGTAGGATTATCAGTCTCTTTATTTTCTAATTTAATATTATTAGCTATAACTAAATTATTATTTCCAAAATTTAAGTAAAAATCTACAAAATAATTTTGATTTTCTCTAAATTGAATAAAATTATTAGTTTGATCTATAATATCAAAATTTGATAAAATATTACTATCTAACCTAATTTCTGTTTTGTCTGAGGAGATTTCTGTTATATAAAGATTTCTTGTTGGATCTCCTATTTGTTTTTGTAAAAAATTGTAAAAAGCTATATATTGTCCTTGGGTATATCCCTTTTGTGTTATATCACTACCGGGAGAAATATTAAAATTAGAAATAGTATTATTTTCTGGAGATGCCGCCCCATCATTAAATACTTTATATTTATTATAATTTAGATTAAAATCTAATAAATTTTTATTTAAATCATAAATAAAAAATTCTATATAACTAGAATTATTAAAATTTTTACTGATTGGGAATTGGGAAACTAAAGAAGTATCAGAACCTTTGTAGGACTGTAACTCAAATGTAGTAGGATCTATTTTAATTATTTCTGCCATTTAATTTAAAAATTAATATCCACTTATAGATCCTCCTCCAGAACTTACACTAGTATTAGTGCCTGTGGGGGTGGTATTGTTAGTTAGAGTTGATTCATTTTCATTTATGTTTGAATCTATTGTTTCTTGTTGCATTTGAAGTATTTCTTCTCTTAAAGAAGCAATTTCATCTTGAAGTGCTTCTATTAATTCATTATCTTGTTCATTATTAATATATTCTCCACTATTTTTAACTAAAAACTCATGTGAATTTGTAGGACCTAATTCAGGAATTTGATAAAATAATGTATTGTACATATTAAAAAATTCTTGAACTGTTGGTTGTTCATCTATTTGTTCTTGGATTGTTTTGACTCCTAGTTCTTTAAAGGATGTATCTATTGTTTTTTGATATGTTCCCTTATTAAAAACTTCTTTATTTAAATTTATATTTTCTGACATTAGAGAGCATTTACTACTTTAAAATAATAATTATCATCTAGTATTAGAGTAGAACCATTAATGTTTGTTTTGACACAAATTGCATAATATCTTTCTGGTTCTAACCCATTCATATAAACATCAAAATAATTTCCATTTGCGTCTGAACTTAATTGAGTATAACTAGTATCATAATCTATAACATATTCATTAGTATCCAAATCTTTTATAGCATAATATGAAGCTGTTGGTAAGTAATTTGTTCCTGTAAATTGAGATCCAGTTGCAAATACCCTAATTGGATATTTAGGTGCAATATTAAATCTAAATCTATTTACACTTTGTGGAGTAAAGTAACCTGGGTTTTCTGCTAGTGAAGATACTAAATTAGTAGTATTTACTATGCTAGCTGTGGCAGACCCAGTTAAAACACTTGAATAATCTCTCCATTTAAATTCTAATTGTGGTGGGTATATAGTATTAGTATCAACACTATAAAATTGCATTACAGGTTGAATTTGAGGGTTAGTACTAAATTCAACTGAATTTTCCCATTTTGTAATAAAACCATAATTAGGCAATGAAGCAGAAACATTTACCCCTAATGAAGCACTATACCATAAAGAACATACTGTTTTAGCATTTATTTTTAAATCTTTTGTTGATCTAGTATCAAATGATTGAGTTATAGCATATTCAGTGCCATCTGAACCACTATAATACCATGCTCCACCTCCTATAGTAGTAAAAGTAGTATTAAAAGAACTTGTAACATAGTGATTAGTGGAATCAGAACCACTTGTAAGCCAAGTTACTCCAGAATTTTTAAATTGAGATGAATTCCAAGAACATCCGTCTGTTGTTTGGGGTACATCTAAATATGTTCCTGTACCATTATTCCAAGATTGAGCTAAAGGATGTACTGATAAATCTGTGGATTCTACTATACCTTGGGCTGTGGATATATAAGATCTAAAATCTACATCCCATTCAGCACCATTAATTTTATTATTTATAACATCTTCAATTTCTTCTTGTGCGAATTCAGTTAAAAATCTAGCTACTTGAGGATTAGAATCTATACCAAAATTTAAATTATATATAGTAGTTATAGGATCTATTCCAGTATTCATATCAGGATACAATGAATATAATGTAGCATCTTTATATGGGAATAATTTGTAAACTGCCATTTTAGGAATTATTTGGGTTTATAGTATCTAAATATTTATTATTAGGGAGATATCTATGTAATTGAGTAATTACAATATCTCCATTTTCGTCTTTTAAAGCTTGTCCCGTTTCAGGACTTGTAATTTGATAAAATCCTGTTGGAGTATTAAGATCCCCTGCATTAACTATATTAGGACCCCCATTTGGTAAAGGGTTTTCAATATCTAAATTAGTTTGATTTAATGAATTTTCTAAAAAAGGTGGAAGTGGCATAATTTTATTTTTTATAAAGGTACTACTCTACCTTTTATATCATTATTAGGATATTTAATTTCAAATATTGAAGGATCTAAACTAGGATAAATTACTTGGTTTTGGGTTGCCCCTTCTATATCATAAGCATATTGAGAATATCCCTGAGTTGTTCCTCTTTTATTTGTTATTTTAATATTTTTTACAGTTTGAACACCTTTTATTTTATCTAACATTATAAATAAATCTTTTAATAAAATAGGCTGGTTAATTTGCCATTTATCTTTATTAAAATAAGATTGTAGGGAAGAAATACAAGATAATATTACTTGACTATTTATAAAATTAGGTAAAACTACTATTTCAAAATCAATAGCTATATTAATAATATAAGCATTTTTTATTTCAATACTATCACCTATCATTTTATACTGCGATAGATATGTTCTTAAATTTTTCTTTAAAGCTTCTGTTGGTATTGATAATTGACCTAAACTGTTTTGTGATAAAACATACATACATAAAGTTTCAACTGTAGAGGTTTGATTGTCTAGTGTGGGTTTTTCAAGATATAATTTAGAAATATTTCCAAAATCAGAAGGCATACTTAATGCTCTAACCATATAATCATCTAAAGTAACTGTTCTTTGTTGAGCAGCTATTTGCATTAAAGTATTTTGTCTAATTTCTTCAGGTGTATCTCCTGCTTTACCCCCATCTGCAGCCTGAGGGTTATTAGCTACTATAGATGCAAATACATAATTAGCTAAATTAGGATCTAAAGTAGAATTGTTAAATTGAACATTAGAGGTATTTAAAGAAGTTAAATCATCAGATGAAACATTAGCTCCAACACCACCTCCTGTTAAATATCTTACTGTTAAGGTAGTATTAGAAGGTGCTATACCATAAGTATTTGTAAATAAAAAGTTTGTAGGTGAAAATGCCGTTGTAAGTTTATCCTGTTCAAATGGTAAACCTATACCTACATTGTTTGGGTTAGGTGTTATTAATTCATCTGTATCATTTGGGTTACCGGCTCCAAATTGTATTTGTAGGTTATTTTCTGAGATGCATCTTGTAGCAAAACGTGTTTGAACTTTTTTAAGTTGTAATAAGTAAGGTACTTCACCTGCATCTGCTACGTTATTAGGATCATTTATATTAGTATTTTTAATACTATCAAATACCATTTCTTGACCTAGATAATCAACTTCAGACCAAGTGTTACCATCAGAATCTACAATATCTAATACTTTTATTATATTTTCTCCTGTTAAATTAACTGTTGAAAATTGTTCTGGGGATGTAAATGAAAATGTTTGAGTATTTAAAGTTGCAGAAATTGCTTTTCTTGTTTTTTTAAGTAAAAAATATTGTGGAATTTGGCCAGCTATACTATAAACAGAAATCTCAGTAGGATCTAAAGAACTTGAAAATGAAAAATCACATTTATCCTGAATTAAAAAAGATATAGTAGAATCTGTTTGAGAATTTACTACAGTATTTTCTCCTATAGTTAAAGTATAATCATAATCAGGAACAAAATTCCCACCTACTTTTTTTGAAGGAACTTGTTGAAATAATTCTATTTCAGTTTGAGCTGCAGTAGTAGTTTTAGGTTTATAACCAAACATATAAGCTAACTCATATAAATTATTTGTTTGTCTAGCTAAAGTAGTAAATGTTTCTTGTAGCTGATTATCTAAATAAAAAGACATTATATCACCTACATAAGCTGCTTGCTCCATAAACATCATACCTGGTGATGTAGGAGAAAAATCATTATATGTGTTAGGAAAATATGTTTGAGAAAACTCTATTAACTGAGTTCTTATATCTGAAAAATCCCTATTTAAGTATTTTATGTCTCTTTTTATTGGTGTAGCCATTATGCAAAGTCTATTTCTAGAGTATCATTTATATTAGTATTTATAATACTATAATTTAAAGATACATTAATAGTATTATTATCCTCTTTTTGTAATATATTTAAATCATCTATATTAATGTTTGGAAAAAATAAATTTAAATTATTTGATATTTCTTCTTCTAAAAAATCTAAATTGTCCGTAGTAATTTGCTCAAAAATAAAAGCTCTTAACCCTCCCCCAAAAGTGGGGTTTAATGGTCTTTCTCCTGGATTGGTTAAAAAATAATTGATTAAGTTATTTTTAGTAGCTTCTTTTGTAGTATAATTAGGTTTGAATACCCCAGGTGAAGAAAAAGGTATATCTACTCCTACAGCAGCACTTTTATTAAAGTCTATTGGAAATATTTGTTGTGCTTCAAATACCATTATTTAGTCATTAATCCCATTATTTGATCCATATTAACTTCTCCCGCAGGTAAACTTCCATTTGCTGAGGTAGTATCTATATTACCTGTAGGATTAAATGGTTTATTACCAAATCCAGGAGCATGTGTACTATTCATATTTAATCCTGTTTCACCTATAATATCCATGTATTTCTGTCTTTGTTCTTTTAAAGATTTTTTAGGTGTTTGAGTAACAGGTGCAGGTGTAGTTGATGTGATACTTTCTTGTATTGGTTGTGTAACTACAGCTTTAGGTGCTTTAACTGCTTCTAGTAAAACTTCCTTTAGCTCTTCTTGTATAGCCTCTCTAACAGCTTCTTTTATTATTCTTTTAAGTGCTTCAGTTTTCATGTTTGTGTTTGTTATAAATATTAAATTAATCTGCTTTTAAATTATTTTGTTGTATATAAAATACTAATTCATCTATTAATATTTGATCATTTGAAGAAAATGAAGGTTCTCCTTGGAGCATAATTACCCCTTGGGGGTTTTTAGCAATTGCTCTTCTTCTTTTTAGCCCCCCAATAGTTACATTATCTATAGTTACAACACCCATATCAAACCCATTTACATTTGTAACTACAGGTGATAATTGTTGTGATTGTTCTTGAGTAGATTTTAATAATTCTTGAGATATTTGTTCTTGTTCACTTAAGGTAGTTCCTAGTTCTTCAGCACACTCTCCTATTAATATATCTAAAATATTTAATAATTGTATAACCTGATTAAGTTTACTTATTATGAATCTTAATTGTGTACCCCCGGATTTATTTTTATTTTTTAAAAAACCAATTTTATCTTCTAAATTTCTTATTAAATCTTTAGCTATTAAAATAGGCCCTACAGGTAATGGAGTTACAGCTGTTGATGGGATAAAAGATGCAACGTTAACATAAATTTTAGCTCCTCTGGATAAAATTGAAGCACTATCAATTGCAATAACGGGTATTTGTAAAAATTTATTTATTAAATTTATACTACTATAAAAATTATTTAATTGTTTTGTTAATTTATTTTTTGCATCAATAATATCATTTAAAGCTTTTATAGTAGGAGGACATGTTTTTGGTATTTTATCTATATTGTTTAATAGCTCTTCATTTAATTTAGTAACACCAAAAGCCGCTATTTTTGATATTAATAAAGGAATTAATTTGTCATTTATAATTTTTAATAATTTTTTAAGAACAGAAGATATAAAATCTTTTTTAGTATCTTCTTTTATTATTTTTTCTTGATCTTTAGTTAAAAGGTTTTGTTTTACAATTTCTTGATCTACATCTTTTTTAATAGGGGTAAGAAGAATTCTTCCTAAATTATCAATAAGAGTTTGATTTCCTCTTGTTGCCGGAATTGTTTTTTGATTATAATCTTTAGCTGTAATTATAAAGTTAAAATTTTTAAAATTTGTTTGTGATGAATTATAATAACCTGCAATGTTTAATTTATCGCCAGGAAATATTAAATCTTCATTTGCTAAAATATTTCCTTGGGTATTTACTGTAGATCTTCCTTGTAAAAGGGATAAATTAGCTTCATATATTTCATTTACCCTACTAGCTAACCCAATTTTATCTATTGGGAATTTTCTTGCTATTTTATATAAAGTATCTCCTTCTACTACAGTATAAATTTGAATATCATCTTTATTGGGGGTTGTTTCTACTACACTTTCAGTAAAAGAATTAAGATCTAAATTAATTAAAAAAGATCCATCAATTTGAGATTTTACTTTGTTAGCTGGGGAAGGGGGGATAATATCAGCTTCTGATATGGGTTGGTTAGTTGTTTCATCTAAAACAATTCCTCGAAATTCATATGTAGTAGGTTCTGCTACTATTTCAAATTCATTTAAAACTGTATTAGATTCACTTAATTTTATAGTTCCTAAATCTAATGTAGGGGATGAAACCTGTTTTTGTATAATTTTAGATGTATACCCTATAGAAGAAAATTCAAAACTATAAGTAGTAGAAAAATCTAAATTGATAGAGGCATCAATATTACCATTAACTCCTGTAGCAAAACCTACTGTACCTGGGTTTGGGGTAATTTTACAATTTACAAAAGGAACTCCTTCACTTTCATTTATACTTTCTACTACTCTACCTATAATCTTTACTTGAGCCATTATATAGTTTTAGTATTTTTAGACTTAAAAGATGGAATCATTGTTTTCATTTTATTTGTAAGTCCTTGCAAAGAAGCAGCTGCTGTTAATACATTTACTTTAGGAACTGCTACTCCAGCAGGCCAATTTTGTTCAACTTGTAGTTGAGTACATAATTGTGATATAGATTCTAATAAAGAATCAAATGTGTCTAAAAATTTATCTCCTAAAATTAATGATTCAGAAGCATTAGAATTTCCAAGTTTGATATCACTTGATTCTATTACTATATTATTTCCTGCATTTATATTAACTGAATTATTTCCTCCTAAAAATACAGATTTTTCTCCACTTATCAAAACATGATCTGTTTTAGCATTAAAAACTAATCTTCCAGAATTAATAATAACTTGAGGAGCTCCTTCATACTCATTAGGCATGTCTGGTGCAGATTCATAAGATGTAAATTCATTATTTATTGTTTCTATAGGTATTTGTTGGGTAGAGGTTAAATAAATTAAAGATTGATCTTCATTTATATCTTCAGTTATAGGAGCAAAGTCTTCACTTTGAATATTTTTATTTTGACCATTTCTAATAATTACTATAGGATCTCCATTATCTCCCACTTTTGACCATTGCATACCTTCGGTTAATACTCCCCCTATATTTGCAGGATTTGCTGTACTACTAAATCTAAGACTATTACCCCATCTACCTTCATATATTACATCTCCCGGATAAGGTTGTAGGGGTTGAATATCATTTTTTTCCTGAAAAGTTTCAAATTTTTGATTATTACTAGTATTAAGTTTTATATCTGGGGTTGTTGTTGATACTTTATTAGGGGATCCACTTAAAGTTTGATCTATTGTTTTATTATTAGAAGGAGGGTTTGGTGATGATAATATAGTATTAGGGTAAGGGTTGCAATGAGGACTATTCCATAAACTAATTATATTAGAGTAATAATAAGATTTTTTAGTTGAATCCTGACCTATATCAGTATTTGGAAGTAAAAATAAAAGAACTAATTCATTTATTAAAGGAGGAGAGGTATAATTTCCATGAAATGGGCGAGCGGTATTATCTTGGGAAGTAGTAAAATCTACAGTTGACCAAAATATAGTTCCTATACCATTATACTCACCTACATCACTAAATTTATCATGACCAGCATCTAATACAACATCAGTAACTCTAGCAATAATAATTTCACTTTTAAGTTCATTAATTTCTTCTTTTAATTTTCTTAAAAATTCTGCTTGTGCATTATTTAATACTCCTCCAAATCCTAAATCAACTGACATTTATTCTTCTTTTTTTGGTGGTAATTGTAAATTTTGTATTTCGTTTAATAGTTGTTCTTTTTCTGCTTCGGATATACCAAATCCATTATCCTCATTACCTTCGTTTGCAAAAATACGTTGAAAAATAGTAGCAACTTTTATAAGTGCTTCATCATTTTTAATACCTAATTCCATGTATTCTTTTATAAGTGGCACAATCATTGTAGCATCACCTATATCGCTGATTAGGGGTTTTAATTCGTTAATTAGTGCTGTAATTTGAGTTTCTTTTTTCTTTTGATTATCGTAGATTTCTTTAAGTAAATCTGAGTATGATTTTTTACCGAATATATTTTTGTCTAAGTGGCTCATAGTTATACGTTTGATTCATGTATAAATATGATTAGTTAAGGTTTTTCAAAATCTATATATCCAGTTTCTAAGTAATAAACATAGTTATTTTTAAATAACCCATATAATTTATTTGCTATTTTAGTTATTTTGGGTGTTTTAACTTCTAAACCATGTGTAGCCATTATTTCTCTAATATAGATGTATAATGCCTTTTTATTAAATATTTCTAAATTTTCTCTTTTACGGAATAATTCTAATATAGCATCAGCTACTTTAGCATCATTACCTTTAGGAAAAAATATGTCAAATCTATTTTCAACATATTTTACATACGCATCTATAAAAATACCTAATTTTTCTTTTTCTTTTTCTTCACCCATTTGATATGAATAATTATCATCTTTAAATAATTCATCCACAGGTGCTTTTTGAACACGTTTTTTATAATTTTTTGTATTATATACTATTAACCAGTTTTTAGTTATAGTACCAAAATAAGAATATGCTTTTGCTCCATTATCTGGATTGAATAGATGTAATTTAGAAAGTAAAAATGTTATTACTTCATGTTGTAGGTGTTCTATTTGATCTACTTCTGTGTAATAAAATTTAAAGGTATGAATTATATTTTCTGTTAATTTAAAAAAAGCATAATGTATTTCATCTCTATATATTTTACTTCTGATTTCTGGATCTGGTTCATTATTATATCTAACAATAGCATATTCAGTATCTTTAGTAAAGTAGTTTTTACTCTTGGGTCTTCTTTTTCTAGCCACGGTAATCATTTTATTTCTTTTAACTTAAAATCATTTAAGATATCTTGAATCTTTTGGATGGAATTAAAAAATTGTCCAACCTCATCATCAGATTTAAATGTACCGGCTCGATCTATTTCTTTGAGTTTTTTATCAGATGCATCTATTGTTTTAGATAATCTATCTAAATAAGTAAGATACTCTGCTAAAATGTCTTCTTGTTTTTCATTTTTACGCATTAAATTAAAAGTGGTAAATCCTAAGATTACCACTAATACTGATAGGGAAGATATTAATACTATTTCTATCATAAACTATTTAACATGTTTTTTAAACCTTCACTTTTCATTGAACCAAGTGCTTTAGTTTTTACATCCAATTTTTTAGCCTTAGGTTTGTCTAAAACTTCTTCATTGAATTTAGAAAGCCATACTTGTTCGAATTCGATTCTTGCTGCCATTAAGTCTGCCTGATGAATTATAAATACCATGGAGGTTCGAGGTTTTTGCTCTGGCATGTAATTTTTTAAATAAGGCTCATTAGCTTGATCATATAAACCATCATGTAATTTAATAGTCATCCATTCGTTTTCAGTAAGCTTGATATCATGATCAACAAGTAACTTGATAGATCTGTCTGGAACTGACATATAGGCTAATTTTTTATTGTATTGATACATTTCACCTAGGTTTTTTTTTCTCCAATCATCTTTAGATGGTAAATAAGCCATTTCTTCACCATTACCCATTTTACCTAAATCATGGTTTATAGCTGAAAATACAAGTTCTTCAATGGTGTAATTTTGTTCTGTTCCAAACTTTTTCCATACCTCATTTATTTCTAAAGCACCTTCTATAACTCTATTAACGTGATCAATATAACCACCTGGAAATGCATTGTGGTAAGCAACCTTATGAGATGCTGGCATTAATATAAGATCATCTTCGAATTTCTTATAAAATGCTAATACTTTTTCTCTTCTAGGATCTGAGATGTAAGTATTAATATACGCTAAAAATTTATTCCAATTTGTTTGAATTTGTTCTGCTGATAGACTCATTATGCTTCTCTTTCTATAATATCAATAATATCTTGAACAGTTTCTGTAATAGATCTTTGTGCTTCATTAATACCATCTCTAGTTCCTCCTCTATGGATTTGCATATCAAGTTTCTTTAATTGGCCCTGGAGGGTAGATAATCTGTTTTGTACTAGTTTTTTATTTCTCATAACTTTATTTTATTTTTATTAGGGTGTTCCTTATAATCCCGTGTGTCACCTTGTCACACTTTTTTTATTATAAGTTTTTTTCAAACCCCGTGATGGGAATATACGATATTAGGATTTCGACTCCAAATTATCTTTAAGATACTTTTGAATTTTCACTAAAAAAGCACATTTTTCATACTCTTCTCGTTCTTCAAAGAAAGATATTGATAGTTTTAATGATGTATCTAAATAATCATCATGTTGGATCATTAAACTACCTTGCCATACTTCATCATCTATTTTGCAATCTTTAATATAACTCCAGGCTCTATGGTGAGCTATGTATTCTCCTACTTCATCCATTCCATCCATCCCAAAATCATCCTTAGGAGTTTTAAACATGTTAATAAGTTTCTTTTGGAATACATGCTGATTCAGAATAATTTTTTTAAACATACCAACTTTATAGGTTGGTGTTTTTTCAAAATCAGCCATATTAATAGTAGTAGGTGTCTCCTCAGTGTATTTTTTAGGATCACCTCCAAATAGATTAAATATGTGATTAATGTTCATATCGGTAATAAATATATTACCATTTAAACATAATCCAAATTTATTTTAACTTCTAAATTCTTTACTTAATTGTTCCAATGCAATGGAATATTCTACTTTTTCAAGTTTGGTAAGCGATGCATACCATTTAGGGAAATCTCCTCCTTTAATTTGCATCAACTCTTCTTTTAGGTCTCTCATCATATTTTAATTTATACATACGTATATACTATACATAGTGTTTTCCAAGTTTTTCAATTGCCTCTTGTGCTTCAACCAATGGTATATCAAAGAATTCTCTGTTTTGATTTACGCGGTAAGTTTCTAATTCTCGATGGACTTCTTGTTCTAGTTGTTCGCCATTAAAACATTGAAATGCCCATTCTACTTTATATGGTAAAGCTACTCCCGTGGAAGCACTAATTTGTTTTGCTCGTGTGTGTGGATCGTTTTTTGTATAACCTATTTTGAGCATATTGGGTAAAGCAGGATTTGATAATATATAAACCCATTGATCAGCATTGCCTCTATTCGCGTACATATCTTTACGTCTGGAGGTGTAATATGTTATTTTATCCCACCCATCTTCGTCTTCTGTTAGAGTATAGAATCGAATGGGTGAATTTATTAAGTCTTCGTCTAGACTGAAATATTTAGTGGCTTGTTCTAAAGAAATTTTTTTAATATTAGGTTTAGACATTATCTCATTTTTTGTGAACGTGCATTACGTTCGATTAAAACTTCGCTTGAAACAATCTTATTATTGTGTTTTGGTGAAACTTTTCGGTTAGTTCCATAAGCATATAACGGACCTTCATACTCTTCACCTTGTATTCTTCTTTTACCATCAAATGATCTAAAATCAGTTGGGGTAACTCTATGCCATCGTGATAATCCTGGCATGTATATTTCTAAATGTTTTGCCTCATTAAAGAGAAATTCTATTTTTTCTGTAAAACCTGTTTTTTCCATTATATTACTATAACCTTTATTTGAGTTTCTATTGTTTCTTTAGGTACTGGGGCATCATGACCATGATACCATATTCCTCCTTCTGTATTAAATACTGACTCAATAAAAATATTAATTGTATCTCCTACCATTTCATCATCTAAAAGCATATTTTGAGTAGGATTATAATTATATTTGGATTTACTTCCTACAAGTGTGGGGGCATAAGGGCAGTCTGTACATAAATATCTAGGAAGTTGGTATCCGGCTATATTAAAAGGAGGATGGACATTTATTAAGTCGGTCATAGTGTAAGTATGAACTCCAAAAGGTATAGGAGTATTTAAACTATTATTATTAAACCATCCTAAATAACTGTACATGGGAGTTTGAAACATTATAGAATCAAATACCACCCAATAATCTGAATCAAACCTTGCCTCAACTAAGGGAATATCATTAATAACATATTGATTATTTAATGGGGTTAAAATTCCTTTAACTTGGAAATAATCTAAACCATCCCATTCTATTTCATAATGACCATTTACATTAGGTAAAATTTCTTGGTTTTTATATACTATAGTGTAAATAGCACCACAATCCCCATCACAAGGAGATTGTTGAATTACTTCTTGTTTTGTACATGAGGGAGCAAATATTAATGATAATATGAGTCCTAAAAATAATACTATTGTTTTAATTGATTCTTTCATAACTTTTATTTTAAATATTCTTTAATTACAAATATAAGAGATACTGGCCATAATACTATAACAAATATTCTAACAAAATTATCCCATTCGGATGTTCCTTGGCTAAATGATTCGGCACTAAACCCTAAAATCAAACCAATAGCAAAGTATATTGTTAAATATGTAATCATAACCTTAATTTTGATGTGAATATACGAACCCTTTCTTGGGAATCCAAATTTTTATGTGGGGGAAGATAAAAAACATTATTATTCCAGTATAAATATATATCTTGTCGACGATGAAGAATCCGTCGACGGAGAAGATTTTGAAACTCTCGGATTTTGGTTCTTTGGGGTTAAATGGACTTTAGCGTGTAGGATATTTGTATATACCATTTCGATAGTAAAAGGGTAAGTTCGAGTTAAGCACATATTTACTTTTTTTTGTGCGGTATCCACGCGTATATGGACATCAGCATACATGGGTATCTATGCGTAATATACGCCGTACGTACGCCACACAACCAACATATGCAGCATATAATGCTAAGGTAATACAATATAATATACTAAGGGATATGCCGTGGTAGAATACTATGTGGGTAAATGGTAATGTATAATAAGGTACCGACAACGAGTCCCCTACCTATGTAGAGGGTACGTTGCGCCTTATTTATGCACGCAGTATAAGTACTGGGCCAGCTATTATTAATATGTTATCCAATTATCATATGGTGTAAATATACGACCCCTCCCTCACCCATCCACACCCTCCCGCGCACTTCGTTATGAATAGTCGTGAACATTCGTGAACAACCTAATTGTTCATATATATTTTTAAGGTAAGTTAAAAAAGGGTTGGATGCTGGCAATGAAGGTTAACATTGGTTGCATTTTATCTCACATAACACTACTATAGTTTGTAACATACTATTATAAATCAAGTGTTGTTTGTAACCCATTAGGATCGTTTTCCACACTTACAACATATTCTATATTAAACTTATCCAAGACAGCACAGTATAAATCTTTACCCGTGTAGGTAGTAACAAATTCATCATTAAATAAAGTAGTAATTTTATACTTAGTCATTAAATATAGGTGCTAAACATAGAACCAAAAAGCATCCTACAACAATCAACGTTATTAAACTCCATTCTATACTCATAATTTCTAATCTAATATAACAGTATCAGGTTGTAAACCACCATTAGCACAACATGAACTTAATATAGCGTTTTCCGCTTCAATATTATGAATATAATCAGTTAATCTAGCATTTTCATGTTCCAAATCAAGTATCAAATCAATATGTGTAGCGTCCTTATCTTTACACTCATCTAACAATTGATTTAGCGCTTTATTTTTTCCAACAACCCCAGCTACAATAGATAATATAACAACAAATACAATCAAATACCAACCTAAATTTTTAATAACTTCCCCCATTTAATTATAATTTACAGTATTAGTATCAGAATAATCAACCGCCATCTCATCAATCAACGACTCAATTCTATTCATCTGAGTTTTCATATCAAATATTTCCACTTGCATATCACTCAAATCTTCCTCCATGTTAAACCATTTATCCAACATATCAATTTCCCTATGTTTTAAAGCATGATTTTCAGTTATCAACCACGTTGCCCCAGCAAACGAAAGTATAATTAATATCATTAGTATATTATTTGTTTTCATCGTTATTTATTTTATTATTATAATCATTTCCATTCCTAGCATCCATAAACCCATCAATAAATCCTCTCACCACATTCCATCCAATACCTAAAAATAAAGATATTATAAACGCTGAAAGTAATAATTGAATTATTTTAAATCCCACACACTAGGTTTTTTACGTTTAACACGTCTAATTTTTTTTAACAAGGGCATATTAATATTATCCCAAAATGCCCACCAATTACTCTGCTGCTGCTTCTTCCTCGTCATGATACTCTGACTTTAAATACTTAAATTCCTCCTCTGTCATATCTGTTTCCTCAAACATATCATCCAATTCATCTGTATTAGTCATTTGATCAACCCAATACTCCTCATACTGATCATCCATATAGATATCATCCCACAAATAATGATCCATAAAAACAGTTTTACCTTCCAACAACACCTCAAATAAATCATCTGCCAAATCCGAATCATAATAATGAATATGCTCCTGAATATCCATTGCCTCCTTGGTATCTTTCAAAACATAAACCTCATACCCATCGGCAGTAGACTCTGAATAACACTGATAATCCATACCATCAAAATTTGTATCTGAGACTGCATCTTCATAATCATTACCCCAATACTGGTGCACTATACTTTTTATTCTTTCAATTGTAATTTCCATGATTCTGTATATACGTAGGTTAATATTTATTATTGTTAAAAGAGCTTTTTGATTTTTGCTTCTCTATATTTGATCGCTTTTGCTTTCTCCTTTTTCGCTCATCTGCTTTCGCCTTTGCTTCCTTAATATGTTTCAAATCGCTCCTCCAAGCCGACATTGTTGCAACTGTTTGTCTTATACTATTATTACCCATTTAACCTTGATTTTAATTTAACAATTTTATATAATATAAATGTAGCTAATAAAATGTAGCCTACATTTAATAAATGAGGATGTGAATGCTCACCACAAATTCCTAATGCATGATAAATAAATTCTTTCATTTGTTTTTTTGATTTAATATAATAACCTTTTTGTCACCCATCACGTTATTTTTTATTTATTTTTGATATCATATGCTTATCTACTTCCTTATATTTGTAAAGCGTAATATATTTTGAACATTTAATACCAAATGTACCACCTGTTACTTTAGTAATTAAACCTTCTTTCACCATACTATCCATTTTACAATAAAAATTAACTCGATCACCTGTAGTGATTTTACCTCCATTTGAATCTCTAATTATTTCATCCATTGGCATAATGTTTATATAAGCTAATTGCTGCGTACATAAATATTCCAACTAAAACTACTGGTGGATAAAGTATACAAATTGGAATTGCTACTAAACCTACTACTATCCAAAGTAGTGCTATTTCTTCTTTACTTTTCATCTTGATATAGGTTTTATATTTTTTAATAAATTTACTATGTCAAATAAAATATCTGCTTCTGTTGAATTATTTGTTATATAAAGTAACTTTTTTTTAATATCTTTAATTAATACTTCTTTTTCCTTTCTTAACATTTTACTATATAAATTAACTCGACCACCTGTAGTGATTCCTATCTTCCTTACCGATCGGAAGTGCTA